TATAATCCAACCAATAAGCAATCGAACGTAGTAATGACCAAGCAAGAATTAATAGATATGGCTAAGTATGTTGTACTACCGAAAGGTAAGGAGTACAGCATACCGAACGCCTTAAGGCTAGGGGAGGGCGAGCAATATAAAGGTTGGAGTTCGAATGAGCATCATTATACAACTAGATACCATCGAGAATGCTTGTTTCCAGCCCTAGAATCGCTTCTAAACTTCAAGGTGGACAAATCATCATTTGAGGTAAAAGAAGCCTTTGTAGGGCGATTTGACATATCGAATTGGTACCCGAAATCAGATGATTATCTATTCGACACCTACTGCATAAATGATGGCTCTAGAGAGCATAATGTAACGTTCGAAACACTAGTTACAAACACTTATAAAACATCTGACATTACCGAGTACCATAGGCTTTATAGGTATGGACATAAATGCTCGAATGTAGTTAACCTTAATGGTGGGAATGGTAGGACATTACTCATAAGTGGGGACAGCCAAATGATACCAAGCATACCAATACTCTGTACAATATTCAATGAAATATGGTATATTGATAATCGCAATAAGATAGAAATATGGAGTCATATTAAAGATGTAGAGTTTACAGACGTATTGATGGTGATGCATTGGAACCCCCAGAACTTCTATTTAGATACTAATTTTAAAGGCGCATAGAAATATGCGCTTTTTATTTATAAATATGTTTAAATAAAATAATATATAAATAAATATAAATAAAATGAGCAGGACGAAAGGCGCTCTAAATAAGCCAAAACAGAATGGTGGTGTATACATTACATCCTTTCTAGAGAAACAAATCCAAGGGGCATCAGTGAACAAGGAAAACCCTATGGGCTGGATAAACTATGGAGCGAAGAATAACTTCCCATATCTTTTGCTAGATTTATACGCTAACAGCCCGACACATCATGCGGCTGTCGATTTCGGAGTTAACTCCATCGTAGGTGCTGGTGTAGATTATGAAGAGATGAAAATAGATGGTAGCCAAATAATGCCAAATCCATATGAAACTTGGGAAAACTTGATACGTTCACTTTCTCTAGATTTCATACTCTATGGTTCATATGCTTTACAAGTTATTATGAACAAAGATGGCAAGACATATTCGTTCTATCATACGCCATTTGAGAAGGTTAGGTTTGCGCCCTATGATGAGGATGGGCAGATTACCAAGTATTTCATCTGTAGCGACTGGACACAACCATCCAAGAACCCTCCAATAACTATTGAAGCGTTTGATATGCTTGACTCTAATAAACTGAAGAAGGGAGTACCTTACCTATATGTTTACAGACCATACAGCCCAACTAGCAGTTACTACCCAGCACCTCACTATACTGCTGCTATTAAGGCAATCCAGTCAGAGGTTGAGTACCTAAACTATGACTTGAAATCCATCATAAATGGTTTTGTACCTAGCGGTATGCTTATCCTTAATGAAGTTGAAAACGACCAAGAGCGAGACACCATCATTAGGAACGTACAATCAATGTTTACTGGTTCTGAAAATGCCAACACCCTCATGATTTCATTCAGAAGAAATCAAGAAGAAACGGCACCACAGTTCGTTCCATTTAACATCGATTCGAAGGCTGACAAGTACAACTATGCAAACGATAGGACAATCAGTCGCATATTGGCAGGACACCAAATACCATCTCCATTGTTGGTTGGATTACCAGACATCGGCAAGAGTGGCTTCTCTAGTGAAGCAGATAAACTTGAGACTTCGTATCAACTATATAACAGACTAGTAGGCGATAACAACCGAATTGCAATTGTTAAGACACTGAACGTTATGTTGGCAATGAATGGCGTTGATGTTGAAATCATTCTGAAACCTCTTAAGTTTAATGATTTCGGGGCTGAAGATGACAAGTCAACAGAGACAACAGCAACTGAGAAGAACATTGATACGAATGAAGGCAATATTGAAGAGAAGGTTGAATAATTAAGCATTAGGGGTTTCTAGAGGTTCATAAGACCAACGGAAACCCTTATGTGTTTTGTAACAATACTTTCTTCTACAGCAATTAGATATGTTGTTTGCAGCATATCCATTTCTGCCACATTCTGCTGTTGAGTTCCATACCTTAACTAGTTCTCCAGTTAAGGTATATTGGTATACTTTCTTGCTGCACTTTTCAGCCCTACGCTGCAATGAAGTTCCATAGTTTATGTTGTATGTTCTGTTACACCATTCAAGGTTTTCTACTTGATTGTCTGTCTTATCTTCATTTTTATGATTTACTTCTTTAAGGTTATCTATATTTTGGATGAAAGCCTCTGCCACTAATCTATGAACTTTATGAGTATTTTTTTTCCCATCCTTGTGTAAAGTAATTTCTAAATACCCACAATGATGTGTTTGCGCTTTCAGTATCTTACCTTTCAATCTATGAGGCTTCCCGTAACCGCTAATAACTATCCTATCCAAACTCTTTATCCTGCCTTTATCTGATACTTGATAAAACCCTTCGTATCCTTCAATATCTTTCCAAACTTCATCTTCCATTGTTATGAATATGTTTATATAAATAAATATTTTGTATATGCAAAGATATATAAAATAATTTTAAAAACGAAATATAGCAATGCTAATCAACGAAAAATATTTAAAAGAATATGGTATTTTCCCTGCTAATTACGATATGACTGAAGTAATGCAGTACGTACCTATTGCTGAGGCTATTTGGGTCAAGCCCGTAATTGGAGATGACTTGTATGATGACATTCAAGAGCAAGTGGACGAGGATGACTTATCTGAAGAATATGGAACCCTTCTAACCACTGGTGGTTTATGGCGTTATCTAGCCCAAGCAACTGCCCTAGAAATGCTTCCTTTGCTTTGGGCTCATCTATCTGAAGTCTCCATAACCAAAGGCAAGAGCGATAACTCAGAGCCATTGTCACTGAAGGATATGACTTACATCGAACAACACCTTAGACGCCAAGTGGAAGTGCTCAAGGAAGAACTCATCAAGTTTTTGAACGACCATTGCGATGCATACCCTTACTACTCGACGTCAGATACTTGCCAATGTTCCTGCTGTGCAGATAAGATGCTAGGCTTAAAGAAACCTAATCCACTATACCAAGTGTACAAAGCAAGAAACAAAAACGTAGACATTAAGTAAATAAACAAGCACCTCCAAAAGGGGGTGCTTGTTGGCTAATAAAGCAATTACTAAAATAGTAACAAAGTGGCATAATCTATCTTCACAGACGAACTATACCCGAAAAAAGAATAACAATTTCACTTATCTTTTAATGGATGTCAGATATTTATTCATATGCAAAGATATATTCTTTTTTTAAAAAAACCAAATAAATATTAAAAAATGTTAATCTTTCCGATAAAAAAATTGGGAGAGTTTCCCCTCCCAAGTTCTCCATCAACTATCTTCACAGACCATCGATGGTAACAATTTTAAAAATGACAAAATATTAAATTAATACTACATTCATAATTGAAGCATTGTCTAAATCTGGACAATTCTCTAAACGTTCCCCTTATTTAGGTGTTATTCGTCAACATCCTCTTCATAAAGTGGTATGTTATTTGTCTTGTTCAGCATTAATGCATTAAATATCTTATCTTGCAAATCAGACCAAGAACTAATGTACCAATACACCACCTTATTATAACACTTGTCATCGGCAACTTCAACGGCAATGCTATCAACCCCAACTTCTAGCCCTACGATGACAATGTCCCCTTCTTCCTTTCTGAGGAAGCCAACATTGAAGTGGTATCTTCCTTCTCTTAGCCCATTTGCAGCCAATACTGCTTGGACTTCTACTGCCCTTCGAGCAAGGGCTTCAATGCTCTTTATTTCTGCCATTTTTGCTTATCTTTTTTAACTTCGAAAATCCAAGGTATGCTCTTATCCTTCGAAAAAGTATATTTAGCGTTATGTTTAGAACGCCAGCGATAGCAATCAATCTTGTCCGCTTCTTCAATGTAATAAACATATCCACTTTCCGTTATTATTCTAACGAACCCACCTTTAGGCAAACTAACCAACCCAGCCTCATATGGGATGACATAGTACTTGCCTCGTTTGCTAGCGCATCTAATCTCTAGCCCCTTTTTGCCATCAGAATCGGACACAAGTTCATATACATACTTGTTAATTCGTTTTACATAATCTATCATATTCTTATTCTTTTTTGGTTAAACAATCTTTTTTTTTATGGAGGTGGGGATTAACCCACCACCTCCGCTTCTGCTTCTACTTAGTTTAAACATTAAATTCTTCTGAAATAGGGTAGTCACCCTCGTCTTTTATCTGGTAGTATACTTGCCTTAGCACACTTTTACAACTGCTGCCTAAGTAGCGCTCAAACGTTTCTTGATAAATCTTCTTAAATACATGAGCGTCATCAACGTTATTGATGTCCATATCTACCTCAGCATCTGAACTCACTACACCCCTTCGCCAATATACTACTCTGATGTGCATACTTTCGCTATTACTGTTACCACACTCATTGCTATAGGTACCCACTATGGTTGTTTCACCTAAACAAATTCTAAAATCCTTTTTCATATACTTATCTTTTTTTATTAAACTTATTTTCCCTGCGATTTGGATAGGTGGGTTATCCCACCACCCCCACAAAATCCATTTTCAGCGCAAGCGCTCCATTGAAGTACTCTTGCCCGAACTCTGTTATGATATCACTCACTAATGTAATGACAGTAGATGGTGTACCTATGGAATGTACTCTGTCTATGTCAATCAGTCTGCCATTAAGTACCACATACTCATCAGTCACCTTAACTTCCCATCCACAGTAGGGCTCATCATCTTCGTTAGCAATGGTGAAGAAATCACCTTCCCAAATGCCTTCCATACCTTCGTCTCTCATAAAATTGCTGATTCTAACAATTTTCTCAGCCATTGCCTTCAAACTTGTAAAATTCTCCATTTTTCTTAATCTTTAATAGTTATCGTTTCATTTAACGTTGCAAAGATATATGCTTTTTTTGAGAAATCAAAATTAATTAAGTCTTTTTAACATTTTTCCTATTGCATATGTCAGGATTTTTATTATAGGGGCTCCCATACCTTATTTATATATAATAGGAGTCAGCCTTGGAGGTGTAGTAAGCAGCCAAGCCCCTTGTTGATATGTTTATAGTCATTAATCTTTCCTTGTCCATTTCATTTTTGTACAAAGATATATCCCATTTAATTAAAAAAGAAATACTTTAACATTTCTTAACAAAATCGTATTGGAAAAGTTTGAGAGGGGCTTATTTTTCATTAAAATGTTAAAAAGTGTAAAATAATTTTCTTTTTTCAAAAAAAAGACTATATTTTTGCATGCGAACATATATTTATATATTGGCGAATAAATAATATCATATAAAAATAGGAACAAATGGCGTACAAAGTAAAAGAAGAAGAACTATTGAGTTACTTGCCAAGTAACATAGTAGAGACTGAACTACTAAGTAAACAAGCGAAAAGGGTGCTCGGCGCATTACATCACTGGATTCTGCACTCTAGAGCCCAAGAAACAAAACGAATAATCATTGGTAACAGCGGACTTGCAACCATCGCTGGAGTATCATCAGATGGAAAGAACTTCAATGGTTACATAGATGAACTCATCAACTATGGGCTCATCAAGAGAAAGGTTGGGAAACGTCGTACTGCTGGTGAAAAGAACCAAGCAAGTGAGTATTTTATCTGTTGGAATGCTTTAGAGGAACCACTGGTGAAAGTAAGTAAGGATGAACTACTTGCAGACTTCAAGCGTTCAACGGGCTTCATAGATAAGAATAGTATAGTACAGAATAGTATAGATAAGAATAGTTTAGATAAGTATAGAAAAGATAAGAATAGTATAGTTGAGATAAGTAAAGATAAGTTTAGTAAAGATGAGAATATTAAAGAAGAAAATGATATTAATAATGATAATATTATAACATTAAAAGAAGATTTTCTTAAACCGATTAATAATAATATTAAAGAAGATGATGGATTTGATTTTTATTATAAACATTATTACGAAATAGACCAGATAAAAAATAAAAAAGAATTGGAAGAATTAATTAATAAAATAGAAGAAGATAGAAAGATAATGAAACCAAACCCTAACGGGGAACATACCATTCTTCTTAATAAACTTCTCCAAGAAAAAGAAGAAGAATTATCACCAAAGAAAGAAGAAACCTTTGTCTATCAGGACAGAGAAGCAATGGAGGATGCAAGGTTGGCAAGGCAAGTGGCATCCCAATCGATGTTCTCGGAACCAATAGACGACCTTCCGTTCTAAGGTGAAAATATTTTAAAAATAATTAACCAATTATTTCTTTTTTTAAGATTTTTTATATATCTTTGCAATGCTACGGTACTAACGAGGGAGGGACTTGGGCTCGTCACCCTTTAGGAAAGTCCCTCCATGGATAGGTTGTTTCATTCAATATATACCTCTAGCGTCGGAGTCTTCATCTTAGAAAAAGAAAAACGAGGGAAGGGACGCTCCTTCCCTTTAAAAAGAAAAAGTTTAAGTATAAAATAAAATACCAATGGAAAAGAAAACCTTTAGACTAGGAGAAGTCACCATCGTTAAGGTAGCCAGCAATGGGCAGAAGTACTATGACGTCTACGTTACTGATGCATATACTCTACCACCAACTACCTGTGATGGTGAAACCTCTTGGCGATGCTATGACGATGAGGCGTTGGAAGAACTACTAGATGAGTTTAACGACTCACCCTTGACAACTGAAGAGTATGTAAAACTTATCATCAATGACACCAGAGAAACTACAGAAACTATACGCTGAGGCGGCTGCAAGGAGCCAAGCAAGGTTACAAAAGGAAAAGGAAGAAAAGGCAAGGCTCCGTTCAATAGCCTCTGCCGAGATACGCTCCAAACTTCGAGAGAAGGAGTTGGAAGCGGAGCGAGAAAAAATGGAGAAGTACCAAGAGCAAATGAACCTGCTAATAGGGGATGCTGATAGGTACCAGCGACGAATCAAACTATATGAGGATTGGCTCCAGAAACTCAACCAACGCTTCGAGAAAAAGAAACTATGGAGTTGGAGAGCCTATGCCAACAGAATGATGGCAAAAGCCTTGGAAAGGGATATCCCGAAATTGAGAGTGGAATTAGCCGAACTCCAAGAACTCATTAAACTAAAGCGTCGGCAGCGGCTGTGATTAATATTCATAACAATGGAAGATGAAGTTTGGAAGGACATAGAAAACTATGAGGGACTCTACCAAGTGTCTAACTTAGGGAATGTAAGGAGTTTGGATAGGGTAATTAATTCTTGCTATAATAGCAAGCAGTTAATAAAGGGTAAGGTTAAAGTCCAAGAGTTGAAAAATGATGGGTATATGAGGGTTACTTTGCATAAAGACGGTAAAGGAAAACACCATTACGTTCATCGTCTAGTTGCTGAAGCATTCATACCAAACCCAGATGACTTACCCCAAGTGAACCATAAAGACGAGAACAAGACTAACAATAACGTTGATAATCTTGAATGGTGTACCAACGAATATAACCATACTTATGGCACAATAAACAAGAGGATTTCTGAATCACAGATAAATGACCCTCAGAAGTCAAAAAAAGTATACCAATATACATTGGATGGGCAACTTGTTAAAGTGTGGGCATCAACAAAAGAATGCGGTAGAAATGGGTACCCATCTAGGTGTATTTCTAATTGCTGTTTAGGTAAACAAAAGCAGCACCAAGGTTTTCGCTGGTTATACGATAATATCAGCAGCGGCTGTAATGTCTGATTCCTCTGTTAACTGGTGCACATAAGTCCCAAGCGTATTAACACTTCTTCCTAAAAGAGTCGCCAAAGCGATTGGATTGGCATTAGGCGAATGTATGTAAGCCATCGCATAGGAATGCCTAGCAGCATAGTAGTTCACCTCGTCAACATTGATTATTGGGACGTTATCGTTATTCGAAACGTTATGAGCAATGATGATGTCATTAACCTTCGACAACTCTTCTCGAAGCAGTGGACGCAACGTAGCAAGGCAGTATGACAACCTACTTCTTACCTTCTGTTGTTCATTTTCATCGACACCATCAAGTATGGGCAGCAGATACTCTGAGTGGCGAAACATCAACATTGTTCGAATCATCACTTGATTAAACACCCCATCTTGGCGAATGCGTATCTTGACGCTATGGCGAGTCTTTCTTCTGAACCAATCAATAGCCCAATAGTTAGCGTCACCAACCCTTACGTTCCCGATATCCTTTATCTTAAGCAACGCACAATCGATAGGCGCCAAACCTTGGAATAGATAACTGAACAACCATAGGTATATGGCGAACAATGATGAATGAGGGTTAAGCAGTTCCTCATACCTATCATCCTTATATGTCCATCCACCTTTCTTCCTAATGGTTAACTCGTTCAACAGATACTCCTTGATAAAGGGGATGCTTCTCCAGTGAATATAGACTAGAGAGTTGCCTTCAGCAAGGCGCTTCCCGATTTTGCTGTCCAACTTCTCCACCTTGTACCCCTTCTCAATAGCATAGTTAACGAGGCTGTTAAGCATTCTGTAGCATTGTTTCATATAGCCCTCTGTACCTCCATTCCTTAGCCTATGCTTAATCATTCCTTGGACAGCCTCTGTCGTTACTTCGCTAATGTCAACATCTTCTCTGTCGAAATACTTCTCAACCATCCTGATAACACTTCTCCTATTTGGTATACTTTGGGGTGATATGGCATTCTCACTCTCATACCTCTGCTCAACATCCATAAGCCTAGACGAGTTTTTGACTTGCTCCTTGGCTTCATTGTAATGGATTACCATAGAGGCTGTGTAAGGCTCTCCAGAAGCCTCTAAAGCGTCTTTTGCGTCTTGGTAGTATCTTAGTACTCCTCTGAGCGTAGAGTTGATTATAACGCAATTCCTGACATTCTTCTTAACCATCATATTCTTGGCGTCCCAATCCCTCTTCCTACAACTGCAATGGGTGGATACCTCTTTCATACCGTTATATGACACCCTTAACATTATAGGGTGTGAACCATCTGCCAATGTTTTGTTAGTCCTAAGAACCAACTTAATTACTGCTGAATGTACCTTCATTTTAGTGCCTCCTATGGTGCTAGTTATTTAATATTTTTGGCAAATATAGTGCAAGTTTACCAATCTACCAAATATTAACTATTCTTTTTTCTTTCAATGGGTTATATTTTCAGTAGAAAGTTACTCATTCATTCATAACAAAGTAATACCCAATACCGAATAACTAAACTGAAATACAATACATTACAACTGCATAAAAAATGAATGGTGCTAGTAATGGTGCCATTTATTATTTTTATGAAAAAAAATCATCACTTTTTAAAACAACGGGATATTTATAGATGTAAAGGAAAGAAAACAATGAGAGAACTATTATTCATATTATGTCTGTATCTATGGGTTGCTGAGTATTACAACATCAAGCGTTCGGTACCCCTAATAGTAGATGACATGACATCTTTATTCAAGGACATAGTAATAGGTGTATCGAGGATACTTGGACGTATTACTGGAAAAATAATTAGATTTCTAAAATATCAAAAGTGATGGACAAAAACGACAAGAACAATGAGTACTTCGAGAAGATGGAAGACTACTGCTATTCAATCTTGGAGAAACTAAACGATGACCAAGACATCTTTACCGCAATGTCGAGGACTCCACAATTCAGTTGCATTGATGCTAGTGGAGAGACAAAGGGAGGTTGCATTGCAATGATGGAACTCAAAGCAAGAACTGGAGATACTCTCCATCTATCTGACTTCTTCATCGAAAGTAAGAAGATAGCGTATTTATTGCTAGGATGGGTAACCAAGGGTTATGTACCTCTCTACATCAACTACATCCAATGCCAGTTAGGTGAAATGCCCAAGAAGATATTAGTATGGCGTCTAGATAGGCTTAATGAGTTTGCGTATCATCCTTGGACGGCAACATGGAGCGAGGGGTACCAACAAATCCAGAAACAAGAACGTTTCGGACTATATCCATCGGATGCTACCATCTATGAATGGGATGAGAAGAATGAGACTTACAAGATGACCAAGAACGCCAACAATGTATACAGAGGTTGCTAATAAATACTTACAATGGCTAGCAGAAAACTATGATGAACAGAAGGCTAAACTTCAAGCCTTCTGCCTCTCATCTGGTTTCACCTTTGACGAAGACGTATTCTCTGACACTACATTAAAGATATACGATAAGATAACGAAGAATGGGATGGATGACCCAACACCCAATGGTTTCGATAAATACTTGTTTATGTCGTTTAAAATCAATACCATAAGGGAAAGACAATATGCTAGAAACGCTAGAGAAGATGATAACTTAGCAGGGGAAGTTGATGGGGCTTATGAAGAATGGTATAATAAGAATTATTCGACTGAAATAGAGAAACTTCGAAAGGACTTATGGCTTGATTATGCTTCTCTATATCTTATAAGCAAAGTGGATGAAAACTTCGACGAGGAGCATTCTTATCTGTTTAGACTGAAGACATTTATCCCGAAAATGACATATAAGAAACTCCGAAGGGAAACCAATATTAAGAATGTTCGACAGAAAGTAGTAGATGTCCGTAATTGGTTGAAAGACAATGTAAATAAGGATGAAATAAAGAAAGCATTCAATGCCAAATATGGCAATTTGCTAGAATAGCGTATGTTTATTAAAACTTAAAATTGTACTTTAATGATACTGAAGATATTAGAGATAGTTATAGTTATTTCAGTTTTTGCCATATGCAAGCATATTGTATGGTGGTGGACTGAAGTGCAGAAGGATTACCCAGAATGTCTAGCGTATGCTCCTTGGTGCTGTAGGAAATGTCTAGGCTTTTGGTTTCCGATGGCTGTCTATGCCGCTATTTGGTGGATATTCAATCTACCAATGGCGATGATATTAGGTGGAATACTAACAATACTAGATACGATTGCATTTGCAGTCGATGAAAATAAACGATTTAAATACGAAAGAAACGATGACAAACGAACAGATTGAGCAGATTAAACAGTATGACGAAAAGATGCGTCATGGGTATACCGTTAATGGTGGTGCTGTAACCCAGTTATACAACGAAGTGCTAGGCAAAAATGTAGCACCAACGAACTGTGGAAGTTGCATTCGTCGCAGGATACAAGAAATGACAACTGCGATGTATGAGTTCCTAGAGAAACAGGAACTTGAGGTTAAGAATGGTGATGCTTCAGTGGTAGCGCCAAAGGATAAGCCTAAGAAGAAGACGAAGAAGGAAAATGGCGACTAAACCAGTCATATCGCAGAAGCATCTGTTGCCTCCAGAAGAAAGGAAGTCAACAATGAAGGGTAACTCCACCAAGTTCAAAAAGGTGGAGTCTATCCTTGCTGACATTTATGCAGATATGGCTAATGGTATGACTAGGACTGAAGTCATTTCCAAACTTAAGAATGGGTTGTATGAAGGACAAAGCAGAGCGATAAGCCATGTTGCAGCAAATGGATATGTCCAGATTGTGGAGCAAAGGCTACAGCAAGATTTCGAAAACCAAAGGGGCGAATTAAGCAATAAGATAGCATTAGGATATATGACAATATATCAAGATGCACTTAATAGTGGTGATAGAATGAATGCTGTTAAGGCATTGGATGGGCTTACCAAGTTAATGGGTGGCAATGTACCTCAGACAGCAATACAAATAAACGGAACCAAGGATGGAAGCGTAATAGTTAATTTCGGGTTCTCTATGCCAACGTCAGATACTGATGCCGACGATAAACTTTGATATTACATTAACAAAGAAACAGAAGGAAGCATATGATATTCTTCATAAAGATGAATGTCAATTTCTTGTTGCTCGTTGGAGTCGTCAGTGTGGCAAGACAGTATTGGCTGAATGTTGCTTAATTGAATACCTATGCAAGAAGGGCACATACAACGCCTACATTAGCCCAACTTTTTCGCAGGGTAGAAAAGTATACTCAGAGATAGTTAACCTCTTAGAGCCAACTGGAATCATTCGTAAAGCCAATGCATCGGAACTGATGTTAGAAACAATATATGGGAGCACTCTAAAGTTCTTTACCATCGCTTCTCCAACTAGTATTCGAGGTTATACAATAGATGGGTTATTGGTGATAGATGAGGCAGCGTATTTTCCAGTGCAACTACCCAATGGAGAAGACCCATTCTATAATGTAATATTCCCGATTGTCAAGGCAAGAAAGCCAAAGGTGCTATGCATATCGACACCATTCGGTAAGCAAGGTATGTTCTTCGATTTATGGAACAAAGCAGAGATAGGTGAGAAAGGATATTATTGCATTAAAGCATCAATATATGATGATGAGTTAATCCAGAAAAACGACATAGAGGAACTCAAGAGAAACTATCCTACAATGGCTTGGCGTCAGGAGTTTGAGGTGGAGTTCTTGGACAATGCCCTTACCGTATTTCCCAACTTTGAAACTTGCTTCGATATCGCTGTCTATACACCAACGAAATGCTGGTGCGCTATCGACCCTTCTTCAGTGGGTGAGGACAATACCATCATAACCTTCGTCAACATTCTGAACCAAGTAAGGCAATTCAAGATAGAAGGAAGTCTGGATTCCAAGTATGCGCAACTGGCTCGACTGATTAACCAATATAACCCTATTGCAACGTATATCGAATCAAACTCCATTGGTGAGGTAATGGCAAATGAAATTAAGAAACAGTTAAGAAACAAGTCAAAGTTTTTTACCTTCGCAACTACCAATGAGACTAAGAAAGAATATATTAGTATGTTGGCTGTTGCTATAGCCAATAATAATATTCATTTCGAAAAAGATAATAAGTTATTATATAGCGAATTATCTACATATACATTTAAACTTACAAAGTCTGGAAACATCACCTATGCCGCTAGGGATGGGTTCCATGATGATACAGTGTCTTCACTAGGTATTGCGCTCCAATGCAAGGAAGACTATAAATATAGCGGCAAACCTAACATAAACTACGTTCAGAGCAATAACCAATGGTTGCATTAATTGTTTTTTTCGTTTTTTTTACATATCTTTGCATAAAATACAGAATATATGATACACAAACAATTAAAGATTTTTGATAAAGAATACATTTTATACTCTAACGGTAATTTGTTTAGTATTGATAGCGGGGACTATATAAAGGCGAGACGTTCACCTAAAGGATATTTGAGATATTCTTTATACGACCAAGAAACTGAAAAATGTAGAGATTTTTTAGTGCATAGACTAGTTGCTGAAGCGTTTATACCAAACCCAGAGAATAAACCTCAGATAGACCATATTAACACAATAAAAACTGATAATAATATTCATAATCTTCGTTGGGTAACGGCTAAAGAAAATATGAATAACCCTATTACTTACAAAGCAGTAAATGATGCTAAACTAAAACCTATTATGGGCATGGATAAGTACGGTAACGAAGTGTGCAGATTTGATTGTCTTAAAGACGCTCGAAATGCGGGATATAGTAGCCATATTGCCGAAGTTGCCAATGGAAAAAGAATAAGAAGTAATAAATTATATTGGAGATGGTTGTAAGAGAGAACGGTGTAATAGATTTTCAAGAATGGAATGTTCCAACTTCTTGGGATGAGGTAACGTTAAAACAATTCCAAGAAATAGAAAAGTTTTACGAAGGAAAGGATAAGGACTTCAACGTAAAGGAAGTACTCCAGATATTCTGTCAGAAGACAGAAGATGAGGTGAATGAATTACCAATAGAGTTCACTGAAAAGATACTAGAGCATTTACAGTTCGTCAACACCAAGTTCGATTGGGGTGAATCTAAAAACTGGGTTGAGATAGATGGTGAGCGCTATACCATACACTTCGAAAATCAATTAAAGACTGGAGAGTACATTATGGTGGACTCCATCATCAAATCAGACCCTCACAATTATGCTAGCATCCTAGCGGTGCTTTGTCGTAAGGAAGGTGAAATATATGACTCCAAGTTTGAGAATGAGATACTGCCTAGCAGGGTGGAAATGTTTGAAAGGATGCCAGTAACCAAACTGATGGGACTTGTCGCTTTTTTTTTCGACTTGTCTCTTCTCTACATGAACAATTCCCAATTGTTTACTCAAACAGAGGCAGTTCTAAACCACATTCGCAAGCATTACGAGACTTCCATTCGAAATGGGCGATGGTGGGAACTTTGTACTCTCTTGCAAACGAAGAAATTACAAAAGTTGCTGAAATCTATCAAATATACCTCCTAGACACACTCCAGTTCCTATCATATACGATAGAGAAACAGAGCGTTGATGATGAAGAGGAGAAGTTCCAACAACAACTGAATAAAGCGAAGAAGGGAAGACATTAAATCTTCCCTTTTTAAATATGTTTATGTAAAGCAAATATAAATGATAAAGGATTTAGTTGGAATAATAAAGGATGTAAGCCTTAAGCATAAAGGTGTCAAGACGTTTAGATACCAGAACAAGACGTATAACAATGCTCAGAATAACTATGCGCCATATCAAGTATATCTAGACTCAGTATCGTACCATAACCTCAACATTACAACGAACATATTCACCGTTGAGTTCAATATGTATGTTTTGGCGCAACCAGATAAAACAGAAGAAGGCGTATTGGATGTACAGAACTCTGCATATACCATTGCTGCTGATATAGTGGCATATCTAGACTACAAGAGTGAATACAAGGGAGTGGTAAGTATGCATGACTATTCGCTGATGACTATTGACCATTATACCGATGATGATTCTGCTGGGGTTCGTCTATCTCTCGTTCTAGAAGCACCTAGTCCAATAGACTTATGCAAGTTGGATGATAACTTCAACGAGGAACCATATAGCGGCGACACTGACACTAAGATAACGGTAGATGTGCCAGAAGAGCCAAAGTTGAGTGATGTGAAGACCATAACCCTTCCAAAGGGATGTAGTAGGAAGAAATAATTGATATGGAACTTAAGAACGCATTAAAGGAACTTGCTGAAGCAATCAAAAAAGAGATTCTAAGGCGTCTTCATTCCCCTCTTGGTACCAACAATAGGGTGGGAAGAAATACGCTCGTAGGAAGCAATCTAGAGGCATCTATCGACGTCTATCAGACTGACGATGATAGCATCGCATTCACCATTGCTGACTACTATATGCCAATAGTTGCAGGGCGTCGAGCAGGATGGAAAGGACGTCCAAAAAGAGAAGGTACCGATGGCATCATCAAGGCAATAGAGAGATGGGTGCAGAGGAAAGGCATTAGGTTCGATGGATGTACAGAAACCCAGACAGTATGGTTGGTACTAGAGTCCTTAGAGGTTAGAGCAATAGCAGCAAGACCATTTATAGGGTATGACCCAAAGGAATATGCTGAATGGACGAAAAGCGCTAGTAGTGACTATGTTGGTGACGTATCATTGGTTTTGCCTTTCTTGGATGCATATTTCGATGAGTGGGCAGATGAGGTTTATAAATTAATAGTAAATAAATTAGACAAATATTTTCAATAATGGCAACAGTAAAATTAAATGGACAGACTTCGCCTTCCAATATGCTTTGCTTTTCAGATAGTATAAATATTGTTGAGTATAACGATAATATTTCTGGTACCAAAGCCACTATTACCCTAACTTTCAGTAGTGGACTAAGTAGTACTGTTACTGCTGATAGTCAGTACTACATAACCATCTTGGATGAGACTATCACCAACGTAATGTCACCTAAGAATGCTACCAATAAGCGTTTTTATATATCTTCTGGTGAAAGTTCAACAGCGGCATATGTTGCTAACGCTTTATCTGCTTGTGAGTCACTTGTTGCTGATTGGAACATTTCTAATAATGCTGGCTCTGTATATATGACAGCCAAAACCATTGGACAAAAACTAACCAATGTACAATCTGCTATAACAACTAATATAACGACTGGATTAACCATTTCTTCTGGTGATGGTTCAGTTTCTTCTTCAGTGTTTGGTGGTAAAGTATTAGTACAAATAAGTGGAATGACTGATATAATTAGACTAGAGAAAAGTATATACGACAATTATGTCCAGTTTAACATTTCTCCTATATTATCTTCTTTCGCTAATTATGGTAGTGATGTGCCATTTACAATGTCAACCAATACGCTAGGTAGTGATGGCACTTATCTTAATGTGGGTGCTGGCATTACCAATTACACCACATATGGCTACCTAGCGAATCAATCTGTACCATATATGTCCGTAAGTAATAGGATAATGATTAACGATAAAAGAGGTAATAACGACCAAATACTATATACATATTCTAACACCATACCATTTACTGTAATGAGCACTTCTGAAAATCCTAATGGTTCTTGGACTGCATATAATTCAGCATTAGGTTTTATTGCTAGCGGCAATACAGCAGCAGGAACATTGAATGGACACCTAGCAGATTTGCAAGCGGTTGTACCTACAACAGCGTTCTCCCAAGCATATTATATCGATATTTCATTCCAAGGACAAACAGTAAGGTTTAATGTTATCAAACCAGTTAAAATGGCTGAAGGTTATACTAGAGTGTATTGGAGAAATGAATATGGAGGCATTTCATTCTTCGATTTTACAGGACAACGTAGCGAAACGGATACTGCTGAAGTGGAAACGTATAACAAGTCATTCTATTCATTCTACAATAATTCCAATACGTTTGACGGGAAGGCTCCTTATACCACCAAAGCAACAAAAGAAGTTAAGGTTACATCACACTTATTAGAGGAAGATGGAAAGTACATATCTAACTCGTTAATCAGAAGCAAGAGAATGTGGACATACGTTAATGGTAATCTTCAGTATATTGTCCAGAAAGCAATTGAGGTGAATGAAGACCAGAACTACAACGGTGTATATACCATAACATTTACATTTGAATATAGTCAATTATCATGATAATCACAGATAAACATTATGTATCATTATATATTAATGATAAACTAGTTGAATTGGAGGATGATGCAAGTCTATCTATAAGATTGAACAATACGTTATTCAATCCAGAACAAACAAAGACAACCCAAGCAGAGTACTCATTCACCTTTTCCATACCATCGACGCCAACGAATGATAGTATATTGAACCATTCAAACGCTATCGATAAACTAAATAAGTTCAATGTTCGGTATGATGCTAAGGTATATGCGGATGAGACGTTGGTATTCGATGGCTCTGTTATTGCTAAGGGTTATGACCATTCTAGCAAGGAATACAAATGCAACCTTGTAAGTAAGAAGATTTATTCCCTCGAAGAGATTTTCGGGGATATGGTTCTTACCGACATCGAATGGAATATACCTTTTCTTGGAGCAGAAACCATTAACGCTGTTAACGCTAGTGGCAGTTCAAAATATTACTTCCCATTGGTAAGTTATGGGGTGTTCCAGAAAGACCCAATAAGTTGCGATGATGTTGGCTGCGAGTACTCATCCAAGTTTGCCATCGATAACTATAACAAGTGGTGGATTGAAACCTTCTATCCATCACTTAATACATTGGAAGTTATTAAGAAGGCGTTCAATCAGAAAGGTTATAGCGTAGGTGGTACGGCATATAACGACCCAGTAATCACCAATATATATCAGTCAGTTAATTTGTCTAATGAACAACAACCAGCATATAATCTAGGTAATGCTAATTTCGGTGTTGTTAGTATGAGAGGTACATTCAACAACAGCGGTACAACTACTGGACGTTGGATGCAAGACTTAGCGTATCCATACTTAAGGGTTGACCCAACCAATGACCAAGGCACTTCAACTAAGTATAACCTAGGTACTGTTGATATCTGGAATATGCTAGATTCTACTCAGAATAGCGGTTCTGATATTGAAACCCTTAACAGCCCTAACTATATCTATGACCCTAGTGAACATTTATTTGTGGTACCTAGGAGTGGATGGTATAAGATTAGAGTTTACGCCGATTTATCCGTTGTAAGTGCAGGAACAACCTTCAATGCGTATAACTACTATAACAATGGCGATTGCGATAGTACCATCCCGAAGGCTAATATGACGTTTACTAGGGACATCGATGAGGATTGTCCAATAGAAGTACAATTGGTAAAGAATTATGACAATAATGCTGAATTAATTAAGGGTAAATGGAATGTTAGATATCTAAGTGGCGATAAGAATGAAACTGGATTTACTCAGCATGGATGTGGCTTTACTAGTAACACCATTGCCAATAAATATGAATGGAAGACTGAGTTTCCCCATGAAGAGTTATGGAGTGCGTTCCCGCCGACAGAGACATCATCCATAATGGAGAAGTCGATTGACCAACAAACAATCATACAGAGGAACTATGCAATGTATGGTGGATTTACAGAAACGGCTCCTGAAGGCATAAGAAGGATGACAAGACAGCGTCCATTGTCAGCATATACTGTTGGTTATATGACGCATATCGGTGAAACAATGCCATATGACCAAGCAGTATCAGAAGCATTCATTTGCGGTATATCATCTTGGAAGGCATCTAAGCAGCCTAGTGGTGATTGTTATGTAGGAAACGTAGCAGTCCAGAAGAACGGATACTCATGGAGCAAGGCAAACATCATCAAGAATGAGGTATTTGCTAGGGTTGAGGGTATGGACTATGTTGATACTAGTGATAATGTATCAGCGACGACATATAATCAAAACACTTGGACTAATGCTCCATCAACTGGTAACAATAGTAACTATGCTTGGGTATATTCTACTGGTGATACACTCAATAACCTTGTCGGTAACGTAAGTTGTTGTGTATGGCTTAATAAGAATGATATGCTAGAACTATTATTGTTGCAAAGGAATTATGATGATAGTAGGAGTGATACACCAAAGTATGCTGTAGATGGGCGTTATGAACTAGAAATTAGGGCAATAGATGACAAGTCCTATGAAGATATGAAGGCGTCTAACTATACTTATGACACCCTTGTTAGATACTCCAATGAACTATCACTAACGCAGTATATGAGCGATGAGGTTAAGGTAAGTGATTGGATAGAATCAGTCTTGACAGCATTTAACTTGCAGTTAACGCAATTGGGTAATGATGTGTACATAGATACCAACCGAGGCTTAAAGAAAACCATTACCTACGCAATAGATATTGACAATAGGGCTTCAGAGGAAGACGCTGAGACATCTATGATTGACTACCCAAGGACTATGTCTGTTAGGTATAAGATTGACAAGGATGAATGGGGCTTCGAACAGACGGTGCCACAAGAGTACATTAACCTTAAAAACTGGTATGAGTATGGTGATAGTGGATATACTATCATAAAAATGTCAAATGACTCATATAATACCAAAGAAAGCAATATATCTACCAACTTCTCATATACCTATTATGACAACTTCATAAGTGGTGGAACGAAGACGATTAGGATTCCAGTAATTGAGAAATCTGAATATATGGCAGATGGTTATGGATATGAAGAGGCTGCTAAGCATGATGGGTATTCAATGACACAGAGGTTTTGGTTCAGACAACCGCTTACAGAAGACTTCGTTTACCTATCATCATATAGGAAGCCTACTGTATCAAACCCAAACCCAGAAAAAGTATACTTGACTTACCCAACGAACTCATACAATACTGTCAGTCTATCATATAAGGATAGCGAAAAGTCATTGCTTACAGAGTATTTTAACTTCGTACCATTGTTGTCTTCTAACTATGTTACTATAGAGGTGTACTTAACTCCAGAAGAATATAAAGAAATCAAATGCGGAGCGAAGGTTAAATATTGCACTGACATCTATTGGGTATCTGAGATAAGTGGCTTCGACCCAAGTGGAGCAAACAAAACAACCTTGAAACTCATCAAGCAAGTCTAATAAAGTATGTTTAAAGAAACGATAATATAAGATGGTTAACGGGACAAAAGTCTATAACATTAAGATAAATGGTTTGCAAGAGAGCGTCACTGCTGCTGACGCTCTTATAAGCAAATTAGATGCCTTAGAAAGGCGCCTAGACGCATTATCTAAGAGTGGGTTAAAGATTGGCTCTAGTAGTGGAGGTGGTTCAAAGGACTTGGACGCTCAAGCATCCTTATTGGATAAGATTGCAAAGGCTGAAGAAAAGGTAGAAGAGGCAAGGGATAGAAACTACCAATACCTTTTGAAAATCAAGGATGAATTAAAGGAAGTCACTACCTTACAAAAGGCTAATACTGCCGCATCTAAGTTGAATGATAACAACTATGCCTTAGATACTATGGAAGGTATGAAGGCGAAGTTGAAGGACATCAAGGCTTTGATGCAAACCACTCCTACTGGTTCCACCCTCTTCGCTGAACTAGTAAGTCAAGCAGACCAATTAACGTCTGATTTGAAAAAAATAGAGACTGCTTATGGGCAGTTCGGACGCAATGTCGGGAATTACTCATCTGCTTTCAGTGGACTAACAGAGATTACTGTTACCATTGGTGATACGGAGCGAAAGTTCAAGAACGCAACCTCAGCCTCAAGAGAACTCAAAAACGAGTTAAAGGCGTTGTATAATGAAGGCAAAGAGAATACGAAAGAGTTTAAGGATTTATCCAACGCAATTGACGAGTTGGATAGGAAGACTAAAGGTATGTCTTCTACTATGGACTCCCTTCTCAACGTAATGCAGTCAATCGGAGCGATTGCTTCGATTAGTGGTGGTTTGGGTGCGTTGTTTGGCAATAAAAACAACGATATACAGAAATCCATACAGCAACTTGTAGCCCTTCAGAACGTCCTACAAGGCATTGAAACATTAAGGAAACAGATGGATACCAATAAGGGTATTGGTGCCATTCTAGCGGCTGGAAACAACTCTGTTGACCGCTTTGTCGCATCCCTTACAAAGGCAAAGATTGAGACTGAAGGTTTGACAATGGCTTCAAGGGGTGCAACCATTGCAGTTCGTTCATTGAGTACTGCTCTGAAGGCAATTGGAGTTGGTGTTGCAATTGCAGGAATTACAGCCCTCTTATCATTATTCTCCAAGGCGTCCAAGGCAATGGCTGAAGGTGTTAACCAAGCAACAGCATTCAACACTCAGTTGGAAACACTTAACAAGAACTTTGCAACAAGGAATGACCAATTGATGGCTCAATACATCGGCAATGCTATTAGTAAAGAAGAATACTACAATGAGGTATTGAAAAACCAAAACAAGTACATTGCTGAGAATATCAAACTTCTCGACGAGAGAAGCAGAAGCAAGGGATGGGCTAGCAGTATTGGTGAAGCAATAGGTGGAGAAGGTTTCAATAGGGATAGTCTTGAAGTTCGTATCACTGGCTTAACCTCATCTCAAACCATTAGAGGTATTGATGAATTAAGAAAGAAGTTCTCAGAACTCAATGGAGAAATGAGAAAGGGAGTTGGCTTCTTCGATGATATATTTGGTGTAACTTCTAGAAATCTTGTAACTACTGGCAACAGAATACTCGGTGATTACATCAATAGACTAGAGGATGTATCAAGGGCATATCAGAGCGTTGACGCCAATGCAGATGATGCTAGCGCAAAGTTCCAAGCAATTGGTAAGAATGTCCAAGGTTTGATTGATGAATTAAACTCAGATGAAATATTGCAATCAATTGTTGTTAATTTGGATAAATATATTCCAGATGAAGCAACAAGACAAGCAATACAGAATATCATTGGTTATGTCACCAATCTGAATGATGTTCTTAATACTGGTTCTACCAAGTTCCAACAATCAATGAACCAATGGCGTATCGATGCAATGAAGGATGGATATGCCAAGTCGTTGGCTGAGATTGACAAGGCTCAGAAGGAAGAGGAAGCCAAGTGGGTTGGAAACCAAGAGGCTCTAAATGCAATAGAAGCCAAATATGCAAGACAACGTCAAGAGATTTGGAAGCAAGAGAAGAAGGCAAGGCTTGATTCAGACAATGAGTTGATGAGACTCCGCATCGAGAAGATGAGGGATGGCTTTGCCAAGACAATGGCTGAGTTGGACAACGAGGAAAAGCAGCGTATCCGTCAGGCTGAAGAATCCGAACGCAACGTCCAAGAGAAGGTAACCGCTATTCAAGAGTTGTACACTGAAAAGCGTCTACAAGCGTATAAGGAATATAGGGAGAAAGTACTTGATACAAATAGGGAGTTCAACGAAGAATTGCGTAGGTTGAATGAAGGCATTGGTTCAATGCAGTTTGACACTGCTGAGATGTTCAATAATAACCAGATGAACGAAGACCTTAAGCAGTTCATCAAGAACATTACGACAATCGAAAATATGTTCTCTAGACTTCCTAACGCTATCAATGCAAACCAATTCTCGAAGAAGACTATTGAGATGCTTGGTTTAAAAAAGGAAGACGTATCAAAGATATCAGAAGACTATAAACTTCTTCTTGAGACATCTGAAGCATACTATGGTAAGATGTTTGAAGTCGAAGCCAAATATGCTAAAGCCCATCAACAAAACGAAGAGAATAGGCTTAAGTTTGACTTGGAGAACAGAAAACGAGAATACGAGGAAGAGTATAGACTCCAGAAAGAAAGATTGTTGGAGGCAAGGCGTTTCGAAATCGACTCATTGGAGAATGACGAAACTTATGAAATGAGAAAGCAACTTATCCTTGATAAGTATAACCAGTTCGAACTGAAGGCTGAGGAGTTGCATAAGGAAAGAATGAAGGCGTTGGAGGACAACTATCAGCAACAAATCATAAATACAGTAACTGAAACCAATGAGAAGATTCAAGAATCAAATGCCCAGAGATTCCAGAGCGAGATTATAAACTATGAGAGGTTCTATGCTCAGTTGGCTACGCTACAAGCAAACCAACCAACCCTTGATAGAAGTGGATGGAACATTGTTGACATTGCTGCAACTAAGAAGAACTACAAGGCAGCATTGGATGGGTATAAGGAACTATCTAACGGCATCAAGAATGAAAAGCAAAAACTTCAAGATGCATTGGAAAAGAATGAGATATCATTCGGTGACTTCACCCAAGCCAATATGGAACTTGACAACTTGCAAGACTCAGTAAACAAGGCAACTGACAACATTGCCAAAAACTCCAAGAACTTGGTAGGCGACTTCATTTCATCAATCAATACCTATGTACAAGCATTGGGTAGTGGCTTACAGAATGTTCTATCTTCTGTTTACGCATATGAAGACTCAGTCTACAATAAGCAGAAGGAAACTCTCGAAAAGAATATCCAGGAGTATGAAGAGGCATTGCAGAAACAGCAAGATATGACTCAGAAGTATGCTGACAATATCAATTCAATAGAAGATGAACTATCTACCGCTAGAGGTGATAGAAGGCAACAATTAATAGATATGCTTAACCAGCAAAAGGCTGCTCAAAGGGCTTCTCTGAATGAGGAGAAGAAGATTGAGAAGGAAAAGGAGAAGATGGAGGCTAAGCAGGAGCAGTTGGAGTTGGAGCAGAAGAAGAGAGAGCATAAACGCCAAATAACTGATGCCATCATATCCGCTGCATTGGCAGTTGTCAATGGTTTGGCTACGAAACCATTCGTTCCAGTTGGTATTGCAATGGGTGCCTTGGCAGGGGCATTGGGTGCAGTACAAGTTGCCCTTATCAAGTCGCAAAAATACGCTAGCGGTGGTGTAATCGAGGGCGCTTCTCATAATAACGGGGGCGTTAAGGTACTCGGAGGTAGAGCCGAAGTAGAAGGTGGCGAGTATATTACCAACAAGCAGACAACTCAGAAGAATGTCCAGTTATTGGACTTCATCAACTCCAAGAAGAAAAGGATTGACTTGGATGACTTGGTAGAGTTTTATGGTGGTGGTTTAAGAAGGCAAGTAAAGGCTGTCAAGTCCAAGTTTGCTGATGGTGGACAATTGCCAACATTACGAGGTGATATTTCTATAAACGATAGGTTTGTACGAGCATTGGAGGCTTATGAAAACAAACCAACGGTTGTTTCAGTTGTTGAGATTATGGACAAGACAAAGGATGTCAGGAATGTCCAAGCAATTGCAGGTTTAACTGATGAATAATAGCATCACACTTTTGCTTTTAATTATTTTCTTTCATTTTTGACTTTGGGAGTAGGTTGGACTGCTCCCATTGTTTTTTAAGTATGTTTATTTAAAATGATAATGAAATGCCAAATAGGTTTAAACCACTAAACAATAAAGAAAAGTTAACCATTCAATTATGGCTTGGGGTGGCTCTAGTCGCTTGTGGTATAGCGCTCTTATGGACTGGAATGTTCCTAGTCCCAATCGGAGAAATACACCCTTCAGTACTTACCGCTGCTGGTGAAGTCCTTACATTCAGCGGAGCCCTCATTGGTATAGACTACTCGTATAAACTCAAGACGCTAAGATATCGAGACGAAGAAAAGGATGAAGTGGAAGAGTAAATACATACCCCTATACGCCTTTCTAATCGCTTGTTTAGCCCTTACCCTTACTACTATACTTAAACAATTAGAAAGTCCAACAGAAGGCAATTCTAGCCCTCTGAGGGACACTATTACACTAATACATACTGACACCGTTTATGACACCATCGAAATTGTTAAATGGCGACCAAAACCGATTAAGGAAACTATCATCAAGACTGATACCGTCGAAGCAGGAACTATCCTCGAAACGGAAAGGAAACTCTATGCTGATACAATCAAGAACGAACTGGACACCATTTCTTACTCGGCAGAGATTGAGGGCATAAACGCAAAAATGAATTACATAAAGTTCAACGTAAAGAAAGCATCCATTAATACAACTGAAACCAATACGATAACAATAACGAAGCGAAAGGGTGGTTGGAGGCTCGCTCCAAATGTATCTGTTGGCTATGGGTTGATAAATCGAAAGGTAGATGTTTACGTTGGCTTTGGACTAACATATATATTTTAACAATGGATAATAAAAGATATAAGATAACACCACATACCTCTCAAACGGTGAGAGTTGAAGCAGAAAAAGGTTGGCACTTTGAGAACATGAAAGGAGATTACTTGGGCAATGTCATATTCGACGCTCTAGGAGTTAGAATAGAGGACAAATACAGATTGGTTCAAGATGAAAACGAAGATAACCAAAAATATTTAAAAATATTTGACTAATGGAAGATGATAGTATGATACGTCTAACTTTAATGAGAATAGCAAATAAACCTACATATACAATAGGTAGGCTATACCTCAATGGGGAGTACTTCTGTGACGTTCTAGAAGATACAGATAGAGGCTTGAAAAACGAAATGAGTGAAGATGAAATCAAGTCATTGAAAGTTTATGGAAAAACTGCAATAGGAACTGGCGTATATAACGTTATTCTCAATTACAGCCCCAAATACAAGAAGGTAATGCCATTAATTCAAAATGTAAAAGGCTTTAGTGGTATTAGAATACATAGTGGCAATGTTCCAGAAGATACGTTAGGATGTTTGCTCGTAGGTAAAAACAAAGTAGTAGGAAAGGTTGTCGATTCTAGGAAGACATATGATGCTTTGTTTAAGCGTTTGCAGCAGCATGGGAAGGATAAAATAGTACTCCATATCGTTAGGATGTACCATCTGTAAGTATATGCACCGTTTACAATAGTCTAGGGATTTCGCTATGGACGGCATTCGAGGGATAGAAGGCGAATCTATCCCTCACTTTTTAACTTTTCGTTTGCCATATCCACATATTTCTTGAATTTTTCAAAACCAATGTAGTCACACCCATTGGCTATTGCAGATATGGCAACTGTACCACTTCCCATGAATGGGTCTAGTACAGTTATTCTTTCTCCTTTAGAGACGCAAGGAATGATATTGTTTGGCAGTTCAATTGGAAATGGCGCTGGATGTTCCGTTCCGACTTCAAATCTAAACCTCCAAACTTCGTTTTTGAAGAGTGTATCCCTTCCCCTATCAAACCTAGGTCTTTTAGATTTGACTAGCCAAAATATTAATTCTGTAGTAGGTATATATCTACAACGATTTACGTTCTGACCACTTCCCCTATCCCAAATTATTTCTTGTCTTATTTTGAATGGAGATTTGAAAATCCATTGGTATGGCGTTATAATTTCGCCCTCATGTATCCTGTTCTTATGGTTATAAAACATACTACCATCTTTCTTCAAAACTCGATAGCACTCTTTTAATATTTCTACTTGCCAATTCTGATAGTCTTCTTCTAGCATGTTGTCGTTGTTTGGGTCGTCGTTGTAGTCAATGGTTTTATTCCATTTTAGCCCCTTTTGCATACCATTCAGTCCAACTTTGTTATATGGAGGTGAGGTGATTATCAAATCAATGGATTCATCATCCAATTGCTTTAGCCCATCCAACACATCAACATTATATATCTTATTCAGTTCTAACATATTTATATAACATATCCTATATAAAATATAGTCTAAAACTCAAGTTTAGAACACTTTTTTAATATAAGTATGTTTATATAAAATTGATAAATCTGAAATGGCTAAAAATATCAAGAAATATAAGGTAGGTATCGACTCTGAAACCTATGCTGTAAGTTTGGTTGAAAACCCAGCAATTGAAGAAACGTTCGTATATATGAACGGAGAAGAGGATAAGATGAAGGTTCTCCTAGATTCAGATGAGAAATATATGGTGTATGGAGCCATATTGGTTCCAGATAAACCAATATACAGAGTAGCAGATGATGGTACCGAGTTTTACGTAGAGTTCACCAAGGACTCCATCGAAAAGATGTCCCAAGACTATTTAATCAACTACAGACAGCATTCAGTGACGCTTGACCATTCGGTTGAGGCTACTGAAGTATGTCTAGTAGAAAGTTGGCTTAAGACATCGATGACTATGGACAAGTCTGTAGCATTGGGTTTGAATGCTGAACTGCCTATCGGGACTTGGATTGGTGGCTTCAAGGTTAACAACATAGAAACATGGAACAGAATAAAAGACGGTTCTCTAAAAGGCTTCTCAGTTGAGGCGATGATTGACCTTGAGAACTTTGACTTCGCTAAACATATTGAAGAAATGAGCATAAATGATTTAAAAGAAAGTGGCTTCATCGACGCAATTAAGAATGCGTTCAAGGAAGCAATGAGGGAAGAAAAGAACCCTGACATTGAGGCAGTAACTCAAGTTTTGGAGAATACTGAAGTAGCATTGGAAGAACAGACTCCGACAGCAGTTGAGACAGTAACTGAGACGGTAGTAGAAACTCCTGCAACCCCAACAGTTGAAGAGGTAACAACGGTTATCGAAACTCCAGTTATCGAGGAACCAAAGGTAGAAGAGCCAAAGGGTGAAACCCCAAATCCATTGGACGAGGTTATCAATAACCTTAAAACTGAGGTTGAGTCATTGAGAAAGATGAACGAAGACTTAATCGCAAAGGTTGCTGATATGAGCAAACAGCCTAGTACAAAGCCAATTAACACTAATTCGTCAAGTGGTGGCGTAGGCAACTCCAACTTCCAAACTTGGAGGGAACAGATGGCTAAATGGTTGTAATTCTACTTACAGGAACATACATATGTTTATAAAAAACAATAAGAGAAATAATAACACAAAATAGAAACAAGATTTAAAAAATGGCTAGTTTTATAGACGTTAGTGGATTGACCTATTGTGGTCAAGAGGCTCAAGAAATCTTCTCTAAGGATATATACGACATCGATTTGCGCCAGTATGGTGTAACATTTATGGACGGTGTTAAGGGTAAGATGAAGATTTATAATGGTGAAATTGGCGACGTATGGCAAGAGTATACTTGTCCTTTCACTCCTGATGGTGATGTTGTATTGGCTGAAGCATTTATCGAGCCAGCAGCAATCAAGGTAAATATGGAAGAGTGCTACGACAAGTTCTGGAATACCTTCCTCGTTGAACAAACTTCAATCACCCTTAATGGTGGCATTCCTCAGACTTTCTCTGAGTGGTTCTTCGACAAACTCCGTAAGAAGATGGCTAAGGAATATCAAGAAATCGCTTGGATGGGTGACACTGGTATCACTTCCGCATCTACTGGTTATCAGTACAAGAAGGTTACCGATGGTTGGGAGAAGCAATTGGCTTCTGCATTAACTGGTGCTACTCTCTCTGGTAACGTTGTAACTCTTTCTGCTCTTACTGTAGAGAATGTAATCGGACAAGTAGAAGACGTTATTATGAAGGGTATCGAAGTGGCTGCTGCTCAAGGTGTAGACACTGAGAACTACAAGTTGTTCATGAACCATTCTGACGTTCGAGTATTGGAAGTTGCTCTTGGTAAGGTTTGTTGCCCTAATAGCGTTAACCAGATATTCGGCAACTATGCAAGGGAGAACGGACGCATCTATGTAATGGGTTACGAAGTTGTTCCTACTATGCAGTCAAGGGATAAGATGATATTCGGTCCAGCAAGCAACTTGGTATTGGGTTATGATACCTTCGATAGCCATATCGAGTACAAGTTGATTGATATGCGCAACACAACTGGTGACAACACCTTCCGTATCCTCGCAATCAGCAACATCGCTGTAGGTGTGGTACTCCCAGAGTTGTTCGTATTGGGAAAGAAATCTGAGTAAGGCTCATTTGTTCCTTCATATAAACCAAGGGGAAGTGAATAAAGATGTAGTAACTTCCCCTTCAATTAAAGAATAATTAAACACAAAATAAGAATACTAAAATGGCTGTTTGTAAATTAGCACATAACTTGACTCGTACTCAGTCTTGTGGTTACTCACTTCCTGAGATTGTCGACATATATTTGGCTAACTACGAAGATGTATCTGCAACCACTATTTCAAGTGGTGACTGCCAAGAAGAAATCTCTAGCATTACTTTGGCAAGTGGCGCTAAGTACTTGCACATTGAACCTGCAAAGAATAGTGCTTCTTTCGAGGATACTCTAGTGGTAGAAGACAATGGTAACAAGTATCGCAATGCTAGCGTTACCTTTAACGTAAGCGGCAAGTACGACGCCTGCATGCATGACGCTCTTGACGCCCTTTCATTGGGTAGATATTTCGTTGTAATTAAGACTGCTGATGGCAACTATCTAGCATTAGGTCGAGTTGCTCCATTGGAAGCAGAAACTGTAACTCTTGCTGGTGGTTCTGACAACAATGGTCTATCAGTAACCCTCAGTGGTAACATCGCTGAGTCTCCATTGACTCTTTCTGATGCTGCTGTAACTGCATTACTAGCAAATGTTGCATCTGACTCTAATAATGGGTAAGTTCTAGCGTTAGAGCGTTCATCGCTCATACCTTTCATTACGCATAATCTTTAAAGGGTAGGAAATCCATTCCTATCCTTTATTTTTTTCTCTTGTAATATGTTTATATAAACTAAATAATATGGCTGTAAAGGCTTTTTCTAAAAAAAATGGGTACTACTTAGGAAAACTAGATAAATGCGTTTTCCTAGTAAGTGATACGGCGATAAAACTTGTTATCACCGACGATGGTGCCATAGTTAATTATATATCTGAGGCTCCATTGATGGTGAATGCAAGCGATGTCCAGTTAGAAGAAACTGAAACATTAGATGACAGATATGCTTTCTCTCATCAAGTATCGTTTTCAGTTAACGGGTACGCCGACTATAATTTCTTCTTGAACAAGTTGTTCTATGTCTTAGTTAGAGACTTGGACACCAATACACTATGGCTTGTTAACCCATTCTTCCCTTGTAAGGTGACATATAACTATACTCTTGATACTCTTATGTCAGAGACTAGGTTTGTGATGTCTACTGTATCTAATCACCCGCTTTTGAAAGTGGTCGGTTTTAACGATATGGCGACAGTAAACCCTTGCAAGTATACTCTTGAAAATGCTGTTAAGTTATCGCTTAACGAAAGTAACTACTCGATGAAAACTAACAATGGGGTTGGTTACACAAATGACGGGTTTAAGACAATACATACAATGGATAAAACCCTTAACTATCAAGAGTCATTTGATGGTGATGAGTTAACAGTGACAGTTGGGTTTAGTGTAATATTAGATACATCACAGAATGACTGGCATATCAGTTTAATCGAGTTCTTCAATAACAAGTATGCTGCTGTGGTGGAAACCAATATGGGCTCTAAGATAATGGTTGGCTTCGGCAAGGGACTGCAACCATCATACCAGATTGTGGGTAGTTCTGAACAAGGTACACCTAATGCTATTAGTGTAACTATGTCAGAGCAAGCAGACGGTGCTGACGCCAATGGTAGATATGCTGACGCTAGCGGAGGTGGAGGCATAGTACCAGTTACATCCAAGACGTTTATTTATACCTCTGACTACGATGGTTATGAATGCGTAGATAACGGAGTTGCAATGTATCTGCTACAGAAGGAAGTTGATGCTTTAGGTAATGAAACTGGACGCTTTCGCTGTAAGAGTGGATATCAGAATCAGTTCCCAGATTTGAATATTGTTGGTACGTTCAATGACGTTGTGACATTCTCTACATCGTTATGCTCTGTATTTGCGCCAACCACTGGTGGTACCCTACCTTCTGTAATAAGTCTATCTGAGAGTGGTGAATGTAAGAACTATACATTTTCTTCTTCTTGCGATTGGAGTATCAGTATATCAACAGGACAAGGCATATTAAAAGTAACACCTATGAGTGGGTTTGCTGGTGTCCTATATCCAATAACAGTCTGCATTGGACAAACTCGTTGGGTAGAGAGCGGATATACTTGCGATGGTTATGATAAATATGTACTAGAGATTGAGCAAGAATCATTCGATAGCGGAACCACTTGGACTGCTACTGGTAACGAGCGAAAAGGTAGTTTGATTGAGGCTGATTCAGAGGATTGTGGATATGAGCCTCCAGTAGAAACCATCTTCGAGGTGTTAGACAACCCTATAACGGCTGTGGCTACAAGTTCAACAATAGTTAGGGTTGTTAGTGAGGATGTATCTGGAAACCCAATACCATTTACCATAGTAAGCATTTCTAGCCATTTGAGTGCTAACGTAATTACAAGTGATTCCACAATAGAGGTGATAGAGAAGCCAGATAAAAACTATAAAGTTGGTTCAATCGTAATTTATCAATCTGGTACCAACAAGAATGTAACGATTAACGTTGAGGGATACTATTTCTCTGATTGGTCAGATGACTCATCATCTTATGATTATTTCTATGCTGACTTCAGTAACTCTACAATTGGCAGTGAAGTGTTTGTTGTCCCAATATCTACCTTTGGCAGCGCTAGTACGACAGTAGAGTTTGACGTTGCAAGTTATGATGGAGGGGGCTTTTTTGAGGCAATTTATGATTCCACTGGTAGTTGGATTGACCCACCACCATCAAGCGGCGTATATCCAGCAGTCAAGTTGATAGGAACAAGCAACTTAACTGGTGAAGGCAGTGTAACTCTTCGTCAGAGAGGTAGCGGTAAAGTATGCTCGTTCAAAGTAATAAAGAACTTCTAATTAAAACGATATAAATGGCTGAATATTATTTTACTATTTCATATTGTGACCGTTCGAAAAACGTTAGGGTTACTACTTCGTCTGGCACTAGTAATAACTACCTAGTGAACGGTGACGAATATACTGCTGCTGCAAGTGGTGAAACTTTATCGATACCATTTGTGGGTTGTGCTAATAGCGTAACTGGAGATTCTGGCTTGTCTAATTTCGCCATATATGGACAACTCATCTATATAGATGTACCAATAAATAATACTTCAGGACAACGACAATTCAATTTCACTGTTACATGGTGCGACAACACTACTGAAGAGGCTGTCATAACTCAAAGTTATGTAACTACTTACAAGGCTAGCCTTCAATATCAATATGCTAGCGGTAGGAGGGTAATTCCATGTGATAGTAGTACGGTACTAGGTGATGTAAGCACTGAAATCTATCCTAAAACTGGTTTAACTAATCTAGAAATAGGCGAATGTGTAACCCAAATAGGTGATAATGCATTCAGTGGGTGTGTTAATCTAGGTGGTGAACTGATAGTTCCAGACAATATTACAAAAATAGGCAATAGTGCATTCAATCAGTGTGCTATTCTTTCAAGTCTTACCATAGGTGATAGTGTAACTACTATTGGCAACCTAGCATTCTATTGTTGTAATGGTCTTACAAGCATAACCATACCAAACAGTGTTACTAGTATTGGGATATATGCATTCTATCAGTGTAGTGGTGCCACAAGTCTTACTATAGGCAGTGGTATTACTAGTATTGGAAATAGAGTATTCAGTGATTGTAGAAGTCTAACAAGTATTACCATTCCAAATAGTGTTACTAGTATTGGGGAGTATGCATTCGCTGTTTGCCCTAATGCTACAAGTCTTACTATAGGCAGTGGTGTTACTAGCATCGGCAAGGAAGCATTCTATCATTGTGATAGCCTTAGAAATATAACCATTCCAAACAGTGTCACTAGTATCGGTGACTATGCATTTGCTAATTGTAGAGAACTTACAAGTTGTACCATAGGTAGTGGTGTTACTAGTATTAGAGAAGGAACATTTGAACTTTGTGCGAATCTTTCAAGTGTTATTTTTGTTGCGGGAACTCATTTGTCTAGTATTTATCGGTATGCATTCAGATATTGTAGTGGACTTACAAGCATAGACATTCCTGATAGTGTTACTAGTATTGGAGATAGCGCATTCAATGGCTGTAGCGGCATCACAAGTTGTACCATAGGTAGTGGTGTAACTAGTATTGGTAGGAGCGCATTCCGAAATTGTAGTGGTTTGATAAGTATAGACATTCCAAATGGTGTTACTAGTATTCAAAGCGATACATTCTATTTTTGTGAAAGACTTACAAGTTGTACCATAGGTAGTGGGGTTACATATATTAGTAGTGGTGCGTTTCGAAGTTGTGATAGTCTTACAAGCATAACCATTCCAAGTGGTGTTACTAGTATTGGTAATAATGCATTCGATTATTGTAGTAGCCTTACAAGCATAACTTGTTTAGCAACAACACCGCCAACATTAGGATATTATACATTTGACCATACCAATAACTGCCCAATATATGTACCATCAGCATCGGTTAGCGCATATCAATCTGCTTGGGGTGCTGCATATTATGACAGGATACAACCTATTCCAACGCCATAACAAACTTACTTTGGGGAGATATTCAATATCTCCCCTTTAAGTATGTTTATATAAAAAAATATAAGACAATGATAAATAGAGATGCAGTACTAGATTTTTGGTGCATTTGCCCAGCAACTGCAATTGCGGATGCTCAGAACTACTACACCAAGAAACAAGTCGACGATATAGTTATAGAATCTGGTGGTATGACCTCTGGTATCGTTCAGTCAATGATTGAGGAATATACCTATGATAAGTTGACGATTGACTATAAGATAGCAACCGTCCAAGAAAGCGTATACAATAAGCAAGAGATGGATGTATTGCTTGGGGCAAAGAATGACGTCATCTCTGTTGATGGTATGACATTAATAATCAGTTAAATAAAATACATTTATAGAAATGGCAGCACTAGACAAAATTACCGTTAGTGGAACCTTATATGACATTCAAGATACAACTGCTAGACAAGGACTAAGCGGAAAGCAAGATACATTGGTATCTGGTGAAAACATCAAAACCATTAACAATAGTTCGATATTGGGTGAGGGTAACCTAGAAGTTAACGTTACAGTTGACCCAACACTAGATAGTGGCAGTACAAACGCTGTAGCAAACTCAGCCATTACAGCAGCATTAAGCGGAAAAGCAGACGTCTCGTCTACAACCAACTATTTCGATGCGGCTGTATATGATAGTGGCACCACTAGGATTAACTTCTATCATGGTGGCTCTACTACTGGAACCATCATTTCTTGGATTGATGCTTCTGACTTCATCAAGGATGGTATGGTTGACAGCGTTACGATAACTGGAGGTAACCTCGTTATCACCTTTAATACGGATGCAGGAAAGCAAGACATTACCATTGCCCTAACCGACATCTTTGACCCTAACGACTACTACAATACTGCTCAAACTTACTCTAAAACAGAGATTGATACAGCATTGAGTGGAAAGGCAGATACAGCGACAACGTACACCAAGACTGAAGTGGATGCTGCATTGTCTGGAAAGGCTGACACTGCTACAACCTACACCAAGACAGAGGTTGATACAGCGTTAAGCGGAAAGCAAGATACCCTTGTTAGTGGCACCAACATCAAAACGATTGATGGGACAACTCTATTGGGTAGTGGCAACATAGCAACCACTCAAGTATGGAAAGGCACTCAGCAAGAATATGAGGCAATTGAAACCAAAACAAATAACACTATATACTTTATTATAGCATCATAACTAATATAATGGCAAGCATTAACGAAATATATTTAAGTGGCGTTGGCTACGACTTACAAGACGTAAAGGCTCCAGAGGCTTGGGTTACCACTGCTGCAACTGTAGGTAGTGGTGACTACAGCGGAGTGCGCTTGTATGAGAAGCGAAGGGGAAGTGGCAGTACATTGTACAATAATTTTGAAATGATGTTTGCCAACATAAACGGGACTTCCGTTCTTGGTTCCAATTCGTTCTCGTTGCAGCCAACTCTTTCCGCTGGTACTGGTATCGACATCACCAACAATGTCATCTCCGTTACTGGTGGTGGCGGTGGAGGTGGCTCCAATGTTGTAGAGTTAACCCAAGCGCAATACGATGCCTTGGTCACTGGTGGTACTGTAGACGCTGATACCTTCTATATCATAACGGATGCAACTGAAATTGATGCTAGCAGTTTTTACACTACAGCCCAGACTAGTTCATCTACTCAGATATCTACAGCATTGGCATTGAAGGCTGACGCTGCAACGACTAGTTCAGCAACTGAAGTGTCTACAGCATTGGCGGCAAAGGCTGACGCTGCAACGACTAGTTCAGCGACAGAGGTAAGTACAGCATTGGCAGCAAAACAGAACACCCTTTCAGCAGGGACTGGCATCGACATCACCAATGACGTTATATCAGTTACTGGTGGTGGAGGTGGTGGAGGCACCATCGACTCATCTCTTGATGATACTTCTCCAAATGCAGTTGCAAACTCAGCAATTACCAATGGTATCAATGCAGTGTCTGGAGCCCTAACTGGCTACGTTACAACCAACACAGCCCAAGATATAACTGGGCAAAAGACGTTCGTTGGCACTAAGATGGTTTATTTTGACCAGTCAGCAACAAATGATAAACTTGGATTTACGCTACATGACAAAGATGGTGGCGAGTTCGGAGCATTCGAATTAAATCCTAGTGGAATCACCATAGACAGTGTTAAGCGTCCGCTTATGACACTTAATCATTATCGAGGTAATGGCGCTATCAGAGACGTACAGACTACAATAGGAATTAGGCAGTATGATTCTGTTTCTAAAGGCGCTTATAACTTGGTTGCCCCATTGCCAGAAAATGCGAAGACGCCATTCTCATTGACAACTACAATAAAGAACCTCTGGATACCAATAGGTGTTAAGACTGATTCATCCACTATCTTACCAGCAGAAAATAGTGGCGTCATTGACTTATCATCTGCATTCGCTGCAAAGCAGAATACCCTTTCAGCAGGAACTGGCATTGACATTACAAACGATGTTATCTCCGTTACTGGTGGTGGCGGAGGCGGTGGAGGCACCATAGATGCATCGCTTGATAGCAGTTCGCCTAACGCCGTTGCTAACTCTGCAATAACAAACGCAGTTAATAGTAAAGTAAGTGATATTGCTTTTGATGCTGATAGTGGCGTTAAACGTTTCATAAGGTTTTCAACCCCAAATACGTTTAATAAGTTTATACTTCAAAACTTTAAAATTAATGGAACACCAGTACTGAAGGATGGCTATGTAGCCACAAGTGATATGGATAATTACCAACTTGTTGAAACCTCAGCCATAACCACTACATTATCTAGCAGTTCAACGGATTCTCAAGTACCATCAGCAAAAGCCGTTTACGACATAATTGGGGACATCGAGTCTCTTCTAAGTAATATTTAACAATGAGCATAGCAAGTGAAATAACAAGGCTCCAGACAGCCAAAGCAAGCATAAAGACAGCAATAGAAGCGAAGGGGGTATCAGTACCCTCTTCTGCTACGCTAGATACCTACGATGACTACGTTGCAGCCATTGTAACTGGTGGTGGAGGCGGTGGTGACATTCCAATGCCATCATCAGCATCTTCTTTAACGCTTGATGATTTCGGGCGTTTAACATCCATAGCAATCAAAAGTGGTGTTACTTCTATTGCTAATGGTACATTTCAATATTGTTATAGTCTAACAAGCGTAACATTACCTGATAGTGTTACAAGTATTGGATATAGTGCATTCCAAGGTTGTACTAGTCTTACAAGCATAACCATACCAAATAGTGTTACAAGTATTGGATATAATGCATTCCAAGGTTGTACTAGTCTTACAAGCATAACCATACCAAATAGTGTTACTAGTATTGGCAACTATGCGTTTGATTCTTGTGAAAGACTTACAAGTTGTACAATAGGCGATAGTGTTACAAGTATTGGGGATAATACATTCGGTTGGTGTACTAGTCTTACAAGCATAACCATTCCAAATGGTGTTACAAGTATTGGTAATTATGCATTCAATGTTTGTAGTAGTCTTACAAGTATAACTTGTCAGCCAATTACCCCACCAACATTGGGCAGTGGTGTATTTAATAGTACTAACGATTGCCCAATATATGTACCATCAGCATCAGTTAGCGCATATCAGTCCGCTTGGAGTGATTACACCTCAAGAATACAAGCAATACAATGATTTACTACGGAGAAGATAATATATATGACTGGAACTATGGCACCTCTAACCTAGTTAAGGTATACAAGAACGGTGCCATATGTTACTATAAGATTGTGAGTGGGTCAACGCCTTCTCAGGAACCTTGTTTTGCTGTTGTCGATGATATCGAACAATACTCATCAACAGAGTTCGTTGACGTTTTCGATAAGACAACAGAGAAATGGTATAAACTGAACAATCTCAATGAGTTCGAAGAATATGGAATCTATGCTACAACCACTAGTACTACATACTACCAAGGGAAGTTGGCGATAGTGTCTGAAAGTTCGTCAAGTTCAGAGAGTTCATCAAGGCTTCCAAACGGGTATACAGAAGTTGAATACATTGAGAGTACTGGACAATCATCAGTTAATCTAGGTGTAGCAGTTAATACTGTTGGCAATTCCTATGAGATTGTATTTGACAATGAAATGACTTGGCAAAGTGGTGGAGGAAACCTTCAAACATATGTTGCTTGCCAGAATGAGCAGAATTATCATGGTTGGTCATATCGCTTTAACAATAGTGGTGAATATGAGTTTTCTTGCGCTAGTGTAGTTGCTGCTACTTGTAATAGGACAAACGTTAGTGGTTCAGTATACCATAACGTCATATCTTGCTCTAACGTTGGAAGCAGTTGTAATTGTACTTGGCCAGTAGTATTGTTTAGCGGACTAGACTCTAGCCAAACGCCATTCCGTTTCGTCAAGGGTAAACTATACACTATGCAAATAACCCTTAACAATCAATTGGTAAGGAACTTGGTTCCAGCGAAAAGGGATAGTGACAATGTCTATGGTGCATACGACCTTGTTAATGATGTTTTTTATACATCTACTACTAGTGATGCATTATCTGGTGGTACTGCTGTAACTCCAACACCTACAACAACCAAAGTCGAATATATGTACAGCGGCTCTACTTGGGTAAACGTTGGAGAAGTCAGTGGTAGTTCGATGGTGATACAGAGTCCAGAATACCTAGAAAAGGATTCTTCTCATCAAGGCGCAATACCAATCGATAAGAAGTTTACTCCTGATACCAAGATACAAGTTAAGATATATCCTACCTATGCTGGTGGACAAGCCTTCATTGGTGACTATGGCTCTAGTGACTCCAATGACTTGCGTATGTTTTGGGCTGGTAGTACTCTATACTTTGATATGACTAGTGGTCGTATAAGTAAGAGCAGCCAATCAGTAAACAAATTATATGAATTAGAGTTTGGTAATTACTACATCAAAAACCTTTCGACTGGAGTTAATCTAGTAACTGGTTCCCCACAAACCTTTGAACGCAGTTGTACACTGAATACCTTCTCTGCTATGGATAGTGGATGTGTACCAATGACTAATACTGCCGACAGAAACAGAATATATTACATAAAGATATACGAATCAGACGTCCTCGTTAGGGACTTCATACCTTGCATTAGTGGTAATACTTATGGTTGGTTCGACAAGGAATCATTGGCTTTCTACCCTCAAGTCGGGAGTCTTGGAGCGTCATCTACCATCAACGAGGTTGAAGTTGGTGGCGGTGAGGAATATCCAGTTTATTATAGTGAGAAGCAAGACCCACCAGCATCAGTTGAGTTCGAGGATATGGCTGAAGCATTGGCTTATGAATGCCCTTATGTAGGTTTATACGCAACCATCGATGGCGACCCATACTATTTCAATAGCAACTATCATTGGCAAGAGATTCTATATCAATGGGTAACTGTTAGCGGAGAATATGTATGCGATGATGGCGATAAGTATACCCTAGAAAAGGAACAAGTTAGTTATGATGGTGGAACTACTTGGGCTGACACTAGCAATACTAGACAAGGTACTCTAATTGAGAGTGGTTCTCTAGATTGTGCTATACAATGCTCTTATAACTTCTGCGGCGAGGATGCCAATGGCAACGCAATAACAGTCGACAATGGTACCACTACGTTAAATAGTAATAATCTGAGCAACACTAATGCAGTGAATGGCATTGTTGGTCAGGCTACCACTACAATAGGCGCATACTGCTTCCAGAGTGTAAAGACTTTGACGTCGTTGACATTAATGAATAGCGTTACAACCATTCAACATGAGGCGTTTATGGAAACTAGTGGATTGACAACATTAACAATACCTAGTTCAGTAACGCAAATTGATTTCTGGGCATTTACTCGTTGTAGTGGACTTACTGAGGTGATATTTGAAGGAACAACACCACCAACATTCACCAACCAGATTAATGGCGTATTCCATGACTATTGTCCAACGGTGATATACGTTCCAGATTCCGCAGTATCTACTTATAGAGCAATTGGCGGTCTTGTTTGGACTAACAAAACTTGGTCAGATACTATAATCCAACCAATAAGCAATCGAACGTAGTAATGACCAAGCAAGAATTAATAGATATGGCTAAGTATGTTGTACTACCGAAAGGTAAGGAGTACAGCATACCGAACGCCTTAAGGCTAGGGGAGG